CGGAGTGGTGTGGAAGAGCTCCGCTGTCCGCTAAATACCTATACTGACCTGGAGTATGCCTAAACCGCGCCGCAAACGCCCCGAAGGCCGCCGGCAACTACCGAGACTGGCCCCGCCCGCGCCGAAGGCGTCCGACGCGCTGCGCGAGCTGATCGCGCTGTCGGAGCAGTCTGAGCGGCCGCTGATCTGGTGGCAGCGCTACGCCTACGCCTACGTAATGGCCCAGTCGAAGGGGCACTGGCTGTACCCGGAAGTGGCCATCGTCGCCGGCCGCCAGAATGGCAAGACTGACCCGCTCCGTGAACGCATCGTCTACGGGCTGCTGCGGGGCGAGCGCATCCTACACGCGGCGCACCGCCGCGGACTGCCGGAGAAGATGCACGACGAGGTGGCGGGCATCATGCAGGAGCGACACGCCAACGTACTCGCCACCCGCTACGGCGTGCGCCGTGGCAAGGGACAGGAAGAGGTCAACACTAAGAACGGCGGGACGTATGCGATCACTGCCGCCAACGCCGGCCCACGGGGCGCCAGCTACGACCTGCTGATCATGGACGAGGTGAGGGAGCTGACCGATTACACGTTCCTCAGCGCTGCGCGGCCTACCCTGCTGACCAGTCGCAACGCACAGACGATCTATGTCAGTAACGCGGGCGACGAAGGAAGCATCGTGCTCAACGCGCTCCGAGAGCGCGCCGGCACTGACCCGGAGCTAGCCTATGTCGAGTGGAGCGCTGACCCTGAGTTCGACATAGACAACCGGGCCGGCTGGGAGCAGGCTAACCCTGGGTCTGGCTCGCTCATGCCCATTAGGGCCCTGGAGAGCGCCCGCGCCAGTCTACCGCCCGCGGTCTTCGAGACGGAGCATCTATGTCGATGGGTGCCGACGATGCTGCCACGCGTCGCGCAGGACGTGGCGTGGGCGCGCCTGGCCCTGCCCTCGCTGTCGGACACGCGGCCCGTGGCACCGTTCCTGGGGATTGCCATCGACCCGCAGGGACGCCGCGCGTCAGTCGCCGCGGCCTGGAGGCATGAGGGCCGGATCGCCATACGACTGATCGCGGACGTGCCCGGCCCCATCGACCCGGACGAACTGGCCGACCTGGTGGGCCGCATCCAGAGGGAGCTAACTCCCGGCGGAGTCGGCTTTAACCCGTGGGAAGCGAAGCTGATCGAGTCGCGCATCAGGCGTGGTACGAAGATAGGCGGGCAGGGGGAGATCGCGGCTTCTGCCCGGTTTGCGTCCGCCATCGAGTCGGGGCAGGTAGCGCACGACGGCTCGGCTGCGCTGACCCTGGACATGACGCGCACGGTGCGCCGGGCGGCCGGCCCGCGCGGCTGGTACGCCGCGCCGGCCTCCGCGGACGTCCCGACCACGGCGAGCCTAGCGGCGCTGCGCGCGGTATGGCTAGCGTCCGCTCCGCCACGGCCGACTCCGGTAGTGCGCTAACCCGTCAGTCAGCCGGGCGCCTTGACAAGCCGGGGGGACGGAAGTTACACTGTAGCGCAGTGCTCCAAGCACGGAGCGTCTGCCTCCGCAGAGTATGGGCTAGAGCCCATCCGGTAAAGTCTTAGAAGTGGGGAAGAGCTTAGGAGCGTACACCACGCGCGAGCGCGCGCGACGCTAGTGCCCATACTATTGACAGTAAGCGTGGGTACGGTCAATAGTATGTTACATGTCTCGACCAAAGCGGCACCGGACGCAGGCGCTAGACTGGACGTCATGGGACTCCTCGACCGGCTGCGCTTCCTCTCCGACCCGCTTCCCGTCGAGCTGCGCGAGATCGCGGGACTGTCGTCCGCCTACGACCGGCCGAACCTGGCGACTCAGCTACGGTCGCTGACCACTCCGGCAATGTTGCCCACAGTGGGGCAGGCCCTACAGAACCCGGCAGCCTTCCGTGCAGTCAACCTGCTTGCATCACTCACGGGATCGCTACAGGTCCGGGCATACAGGGATGGGCAGGAGATTGACACTCCCCGGTTTGTGGAACGACCTAACCCGTTCGAGACCGGCCGGGACTTCTACCGCGATACCGCTACGTCACTCCTGGGCTGGGGCGAGTTCGTCTGGTACGTGGCGGCCCGCGGCGCGGAGGGCGAGCCTCAGGCGCTACTCAACGTGCCTCCGTGGGAAATGGCCCTGGAGGTCACACGCAAGCCGTACGCTCGAACGTGGAGGTGGAACGGCGAAGACGTAGCCTCACGTGACGTGGTGCATGGCGTCTACTGGCGAGAGCCTGGGCAGCTTCGCGGTATCGGTCCGCTACAGAAGTGCCAAGTGGCCGTCGCCGTCGCCGTGGAGGCGGAGCTGTGGGCGGAGAAGTTCTTTAGCGGCGGACCGCCGCTAGTCGTGCTTCAGTACGCCGACTCACTGGACGAGGGCGAGGCCGACGCGATCCTGCAGCAATGGGAGGAGAACGCCGGCAAGCCGGTGCGCGTCCTGGATCAGAGTGCGAAGGCCGAGAAGCTGGACGCCGATCCGCTTAACGCGCAGCTTGTGGAAAGCCGTATGTACGCCGATACGACGTTCGCTCGAATGTTCGGCATTCCCGCGCCGCTACTGGAGGCCGGCGTATCCGGGACATCGCTGACCTACCGTACGATGCCTGACGCAATGCGACAACTCATCGACATGTCACTGGACCCGACCGTCCTTAGCCCTATCGAAGATGCAATGGCCGATCTGTTGCCGCGTTCGACTACGGTCCGCTTCGACCGTAACGGGCTGCTACGCGCTACTAACGAGGTCGGCATTGACGTAACCGCAGTCGGGCCGAATAACGCCTACGTAGGCGCGCTACCTGGAGTACGATAACGCCGTGGAGATTATCGAACACGAGACCGAGGTCGAAGCTCGCGAGACTGCCGGCGACGCCGCGCGGAGCGTGGTCATTCGACTGTGGTCCTGGGATAAGACGGGCGGCGGCCCATACGGCCCCGAGCTGATCGCACGCGGTGCCACGCAACTTCCCGACAATGGCGCCCCGGTTGTGCTGACACGGGGACACGGGGACACCATCGTCGGAGTGCTGACTAACTTCGAAGAGCGCGTGGACGGAGCCTACGGAACGTTTGACTTCGAGGACACGAACGACGGGGCAGACGCCTACAAGCTGGCTAAGAAGGGCACTCACCGCTTTGTGTCCCCGGCCTTCGAGGCCATCCACGATAGGGTAATGCGCGTGGGCGCAACAGCCGTTAAGGTCTATGATAAGATCGTGCTACGAGCCGTAGGGCTCACATGGAAACCGGCCTACGCTACTGCGCAGATCATGGAAGTTAGGGAGCAAGACCTAGTGTCAGAGAATACCGCCCCGGAAACTCCGGCGCAGCCGGCCCCGGTTGTCACGGATACACAGTCCGGCCTAGACCGTATGGCCGCCGATCTAAGCGCTACACTCAAGAGCGCTATTACACCGCTGTCTGACAAGATCAGCGCGCTAGAGGACGCGGCCCGTAAGGGGTTCAGCCTGCCGTCAGAGGGCGACGCTAAGGCCGACTCACGGAGTGTCGTTGCACTCTGGCTGCCCAACGCCGTCCGCTATCTGGCCGGCGAGAAGATCGCGACTGTCGAGATGCGCGCACTCGCTGACATCACAACGACCGGTAACCTGGGCGTAGTGCCAGAGGGCGCCCGCGCGGATATCGCGGACGCTATCGACCCGGCACGGCCCTTCATGGAGTCAACGACCAAGGTCAACGAGCCGGAAGGCATGAAGCTTGTTTATCCCCGCCTGACCACGCGGCCTATTGTCGGCATTCAGCCGGCGGAGAAGGCCGAGCTTGCATCGGGCCCGGTCAGCGTCACGGCCGAGGATTACGCCGCGCTGACCATCGGCGGCGCAGCCGACATCTCCATTCAGCTCATCCGTAAGTCAAGCCCTTCATTCCTTGAGCTGTTCCTGCGACTACTGGCGGAGGCCTACGCGGCCGCCGCTGAAGAGCAGGCGCTCGATGCGCTGGTCGCATCCGGCCCGTCCGCCGGCACTGGCACGTTCGACCCGGCGGCCCCGTCATACGGCGAGACCTTCAGTAACGGACTGGCCGCTGGCCCTGGACTGACACCGGACCGTATCTGGCTGGCGCCTGACGCGGCCGCCGCATTTATCGACGCGCGGACCGCGGTAACCTGGTGGCCGGACTCGGATTGAACCTGCGACCGGTCATGGTCCCCGCTATGGCCAATGAGGCATTCGACGTGCTGATCGGCCCCGCCCGCGGCTTTGCGTGGGCGGAGTCGGCGGAGATGGAACTGCAAGCAGACAATCCGGGCAAGGCCGGCCGTGACGTCGCGCTGGTCCGTATGGTCTGGTTTGCGCCGCTACATCCCGCGGCCTTCACGTCCTACGCACTGGCACCCTAGACTTGACTAGCGCCCCGCTGGCACCCTTCCGCCGGCGGGGCGCTACACTGTTCAGATGGTAGAGTGGCCCGCTGAGGATGAGGTACGCGCTCAGCTAGGCATGGGCACTAACACAGAGGCCGAGACCGTTACACGTGCCCTCGCCGCGGCGGTAGAGCAGGTGCAGATCGACATCGGTGCAGTCGTAGGGACGGCCGAGGGCGAAGCGCCCCTGACAAGCAGCCTGGCCGCCGCGGCGCTCCTGCTGGCAGTACGCATTCTGAAGAGCCCGGAGGCCGCATTCGGTGTGGCCGCGGTATTCGACGGGGGTGGCATCTATGTTGCTAAGCAGGACGTCAATTACCAGAGGCTCATAAAAGGTCACAGACGCCGCTTCGGCATCGCATAGGGGACAGATACCGCTTTATGGCAGAGATGCCCTTAGACGCCGTTCTAGACGCACTGGCGGTCCGCCTGACGTCGCCCCGTCACAACGTCTACCGCACGCCGCCTTACGTGCTCCGGGCCCCGGCACTGATCGCCGAGCCCGGTAGCCCGTGGATGAGCAACGAGCGGCCGGCGACTTATCCGGCCGTCATCGAGCGCTGGCAGGTCTGGTGTGTCGTCAACGCCAACAGCGGGGACGAGGGTATAGAGGTGATGCGCGCCACGGCCCTAGCTGTGCAGGACGAGGCCGCCAGCCGTGGTATTCTCCATGAAGGTACTGACGCGCCCGTTGTGCGGGAGCACGCAGGCGTGACGTACTGGGCAACTAGAGTAGGCCTGAAGGCACAGACAGAGGTATAATCGAGACAATGGCCAGCCCTCCGATCATCGTCTACAAGCCACGCCTTGTCGTTGAGGCCTACGATCCCGAGACCGGTCTGCTAGACACCGTTGACCACGAACTAACGGATGACGTCTCGGTCGTCGAGATTGACGTCTCCACAGACGTAAACACGATCGCTACGTTCGCCGGCAAGTATCAGGTTCCACAGCAGCCAGAGCCCGAGGCCGCGCTGCACGTGATCGTGACATCCGGCATTAGCGCACGCTGGGCACCCGTGGTCGGCAAGTTCGCACAGATGCGCGTTTATGATCGGGGGGATACGACAGAGTTCCGGGCATTCGACACGATCATCCCGGTCAATCCCGCGCTGTATGGCTCGACCGAGCCTGGGGAAGCGCGCGAGATGGACCTAACGATCCCCGTACTGTCTGACATCACCGCAGGGACCGAATAGGCCGGCGTGACGCCTGAGCAGATCGCCGCGATCATCTCCGACTTTACGATTGGCGACAATAACGCCGCTAAGAAGGCCGGCGCCATCGACAACGACGATAGGGCATTCTTTATGTTGCATCGTCGTGCCGTTGCGCTCGGGCTGTACGCGGGAGACCTGGACGGCTTCCTGGACGATGTGAAGATCGCTGACCTACGGGAGGCGCAAGCCGCGG